ATGCACGCAGTTTTAGAGGAGCGGCGGAAGGTTCAATTAGATGAAGTGGTGCGGGAGACGCGGCTATTCTCGAAGCGGGCGGATCTCCCGGAGGATCGGATCGCGCTGGCGGAGATTGAACGGGCGCTGCTGGACCTGATGGAGCGCTGGCACGAGGAAGGCAAGCTGAACGGCCAGGCTGATCTGCCCCTGCCCGAAACGAACGGGAGCAAGGGCCGATGAATCAGGCGCCGGCGTCACTGACGATCGAGCACGATGTGCCGGTGCCGAATCCGCCGGGATGGGCCGCGCCGTTACTGCGGCAGATGCAGCCGGGTGACTCGTGCGTGCTGGAGAACGGGCGCAAGCTCAATACGCTGCGCACATCGGCTGGCCGAATGGGCTGCAAGGTGACAGCGCGAGCGGTGCCGAAGGGTTTTCGATTCTGGCTCCTGGCCCGCAAAGCGAAAGAGGCGGCGCGATGAGCGACAAGCTGATGACCGACAAGGAGGTCAGAGCGCGCCTGGAGAAATTCCTGAACGCCGGCGGACCTAGCCAAGTAGTTCCCAGATTTCGGAAAGCGATCGCGTGTCAAATTGAGCCGCGAGAGCAGGCGAAATGTTCTCGGCTTTTTCGAGAAGCTCTTGATGAATGCGCGCTGTCACCAGCGCCAGCGTCTGCTCGATCTTTTCCTCGGGAATGTGCTGGAGGCGCGCCAGATAAACCAAGGCTGAGTGGTGAGCGCCGAGCCGGGCTTTTAGCTCGTATATTTGCGCGACCAGGGCGGCTACTGTGTCGGCTATTTCACGTTCGTTCATGCCCCCATTCTGAGGAGGCGGCGCGATGAGCGACAAGCTGAATTTGATCGGGAAGTCGCGGGATGAGATCGCGCGGGCGGTGGCGCGGAAGCGGCCGGAGGAGCTGGTGGACATCATCACGGAGTTGGCGACGATCGAGCCGCATTTCTCGCCGAAGACGATCGCGCGGGCGCGGCAGATGTCGCAACGCCGGATCGTGGAGATGTGCAGGACGGGTGAAATGCCGGGCGCGCATAAGCCGCTGGCGAATGGCTGGCGGGTGGCGCTCTCGGGGATCCGGCAATGGGATGAATCGACGGCGGTGACGCTGGCGAACGGAGGACCGGCGAAATGATTGCGGCCTGGCTTATTTTTTTCTCGGGGTGCGGGCTGGGTGCTGGTGGCCTGGGGGATTTACCGGCCATGAGGAGGGGGTGCGATCATCTGCGGGTGTTGATCCAGGCGATCGAGCGGGCCTGGAATGCCCGGACGCGCGGCCGGCTGATCCGTGGCCACTGCCAGGATTGCTGGCGTGATGTGCGGCGGGTGGATGGGGTGAATCCGACGGAGTGGAAGGCGGCTTCGTGATTTGTCGCGGCATTATTTTTCGCCTGGTGACGGATCGGCATCCGGGGGATCCGGAGCTGGCCTGGGCTGGAGCGATCCGGACGGAGTATGTGCTGGAGGATAAGTCGGGCGCGCCGGTGAGGTGGACGACGGTGCGGGACGCGGCGCTGCGGTATCCCCGGCATCTGGACGCGGAGCTGCGGGCGAAGGAGCTGGTGCATTGCCACGCGGCGGTGGCGGGCGATGGGGCGGATCTTGATTTTTTGCGGGTGACGGATGCAGGTCTGTCAACTGGCGAGGGAAAGCGGCCTGCGATTCATGCCAATGAGACGACGTTAACGACTGGGACAACACCAACGTCTTCGCCCCGTCACCCGCAAAATACTGTGAAAGCGCAGGGTGGAGCAGCGGGAGCTCGCCTGGCTCATAACCAGGAGGCCGCGGGTTCGAATCCCGCCCCTGCAAGAAATTCCAAACGTCTGGCGAAGCGTGAAGTGTCGCCGCGATCGCGGGTGGCTGCTCTGCGGGTCGCCCAGGCGAAGGCCCAGGAGCGCGAAGCGCCGGTCTCGGATCGATTCTGGTGGAGAGAGGGGCAATTCGCGTGATGGACCGGGCGGCGATCCTCGGGAGAGTGGCACCGCGGCCGCCGGCCAGGGCATCGGCTCTGGCCCGGTTTCTTTTTTCGCGCCGGCCGGATTGGTATCAGAAGCGCAAGGTGTGCGCCTGGTGCCAGACGGTGATGCAGAAAGCGGGCTGGCTGGGTGGCGCCGAGGTGAGCCATGGGATTTGCTCGCAATGCAGCCGGCAGGCGCACGAGGAGATAGTCCGGGCCCGCAAGTCGCGCGCTAGTGGAATGCCTGTTCTTTGGGTGCTTCTTTTTTTTGCCTGGGCGGCGATCGGGAACAGTTGCGGACGATCACCGGCGCGGATCGCGGAGCAGGAGCCCTATCACGGGACCCGGCATCGGGCTGTGAGCGTGACCTGGTCGCTTGATCCGGAGCGGCCGACTCTGGAGTTGCAGCCCTGACTTTTTGTCCTGCCATGTCGCTAACTGAAGAGCTTTCACCCCCAGCAGCGCCCGCGTCCGCTGAGCCCCGGCCGATTGGCCAGGCGCTTCTTTTTTCGCCGGAGATCGAGCGACGGATAGAAGAGGAGGAGAGCCGGGGTATTTACACCGCTGAGAGGGCACTGGAGAAGCGGCCCGGGTTAAAGGAGGCGGTGATTCAGTTGCGGGCGGCCGGCGAAGGGTATTTATCGATCGCTTCGAAGCTGAATTGTCACCACAGAACGGCGTCTGCGATCGCGGTGCGGTTTGCCGAAAGTGTAGACATAGAGAGGGCAAAAAGGGTAGGGCGTTTGCGGTCAGCCGCGGATAAGTTGGTGGAGCTACTCGATAACAGTCCGGAGAGCGTGCCGCCGCAGATGCGAGCGCTGGCCGCCAGCCAGCTGTATGACAAGGCAGAGCTCCTGGACGGCCGGGCCACATCTCGGGTCGAGAAGATGGAGCGCGTGGACCTATTCTCGAACTGGGAGGAGTTCGTGCAGAAGAACCTTGAGCCAGGGCCCAGTGAGAAGCAGCTGGACGCCGGCGACGTTAAGGAGATCGAGGCGGAACCGCCGCCGCGACCGTCGCGAATAGGTTTAGTCGGCGGAAATGTGTCGGCAATAGATGCGGCTTCGTCGACCGCAGATCGGCAGCCTGACGAGGCTGCCAGCGATGTGGAATCACTTGTTTCTTCGCCTGTTACCCAAGTAGCGACGACCGATGCAACGGGTTCTGACACAGATCACGATCACCAAGCGCTCCCGATCGCTGAGGGCGGGGGGGGGGATGCGGGTGCCTCTAGGGGAGCCATTCAGCCGATCCATAAGGAGCACAGAAAATTTTATTCTAATGAGTTTCCGCCTACGCCGCCGCCCGTATGAACGACAACCTTTATATCGAGCGCAAAGTTGCCGGCCTTCTTGGGCTTCGCCGCGAGGTCTTAAAATACCTGCGGGACGAGCTCTTAAAAAAAGGGCCGGGCTGGACGATGCACGCCAAGGAGGTTGTCCTCACCCAGGGCGGGCTGGATACGCTTCTAAACCGCCTCAGTGTGACGACGCACGCGGGCGCTGCAGCCCTCGATTTCACGCCCTCGCTGGTGACCGGCCCGGATGCTCCGGAAAAAAAAGAAAGCCCGGCGGCGCGGCCCGATGCCGAGGACCTAACGGTCCTGAAAATCTTTCCAAATTATCGCCTGCTCCAGGCTGTCACCGCCACCGGGGAAAAGGTGAACGTGGAGGTCAAGAATAACGCCAATTTCAGGCCCAAAATGAAGCTCAAGGCGCGCCTGGTGAAGGCCGGCCGTTACACCATGGAGGGACGATGCCCGCGTTTTCCCGGCCGTTATTGAACATGCTCGATTCCGTTTATCGAATCCGGAACTGGCCGGAGCACTTCGAGACAGCCGAGAGCCGGAAGATCAAAGGCGCACTCTCCTGGGTCGCCATCCCCACAAAGCACGACGGAAGAGGCTATAAGCGGGCCGCCAGGCAACGCCACGGGGTCGAGGCGCTGTGCGGATGGTGGTCGATGCTGCAAGTCGCAGCGAAGATGCCGGTGCATGGCCTCCTGGCCGATCGGGACGGCCCGCTGGACGCCGACGATATCGCGGACAAGACCAATTTGCCGGCCAAAATCTACATCACGGCCCTGGAAGTCATGTCGAGTGACAAGATCGGATGGCTGGAAAAGCTTCCGTGGAACCCAAATCTTGATTTCGCTGGGAACATCGCGGCCCTCATCGCAGCCCAGCACTTACCAGCGGGCGCGCTGGCGCACCAGCGGACACCAGCGGCTTCCAGCAGACCGCAGCGGACACACAAACTTCAACCTTCCCCAGCAAACCCCAGCGGAGACCAGCAGCCACCCGCGCAGAACAGCTCATCGCCCGCCGCCCCAGCGGAGACCAGCGGAAACCAGCGGAGCCCGGCGGAGACCAGCCTACATAACATAACAGGACATAACAGGACAATCCCCCTGCCGTCCCCCGAGGGGGGACAGGGAGGGCTGAATTTTGATCGGGCAAAGGAATTCCTTAGTGCGGTTTTCAATCGGGAAAAAAGAAAATGGTCGCGGGAGGAGGACGGGTTGCTGGCGGATATTGTTCCGATCCCGGCGGCCGATGCTACGCTGATCGGGCTTTGGTTTCGCCTGGCGGAGGACCATCCGGTTTTCGAGAAGACCAAACGAAAGCAGGAGCTGACCACCTATCTCCGTGATTACCAGGGCGAGAACGACAAGATGCGGCGATTCGCTCCATTGTTCGCCGCCGGTTTGAACGGCGCGAATGGCGCGAAAAAAGAGCCGGCTGGATGGCGGCAGACCCTGCGCTGGATCCACGGGGGTGAGATCCATTTGCCGCCCACTTACGCGGAGCTGGGAGTCGATCTCCGGAAAGAATACGAGGCGAACTGTGACGCTTTTCTGAAGTCGCCCACGCATATGGCGCAGCAAGCGCTTGGGGGCGGCGGCCTATGATCACCCAGCAGCTACCGCACGACGACGAAGCCGAGGAGGGCGTGATCGGATCCATGCTGGTGGGCGGAGCCTCCATCATCGAGGAGATCCGCGCGCTGCTGACGATGGAATCGTTTTATGTGCGCAAGCACCAGCTCATCTTTAGCGGGATCCTGGGCCTGCACATCTCGGGCGTGCCCACCGATGTCATCACCCTGAGCAGTGCCATGCTGGACGCCGGCATGTTCGAAGACTTCGGCGGTGAAGTGCCTGGGCGGACGTTTCTCTCGCATCTCCTGAGCGCGGTGCCGTCGCCGTCTGCCGCGCTGCATTACGCCGGGATCGTGCGCGAAAAAGAAATGCTGCGCCGGATGATCCAGCAATGCACGGAGACGTCGCGCCGCTGCTACGAGGAGCAGGACGACGCGATGGGCGTGCTGCACGATTTGCAGAGCAACGTGATCGAGATCGGCCAGCTCTCGAGCACGGCGGATTCCCTGAAGCACATCGCCGAGCATGTGCCGGGCGCGGTGCAGGAGATCAAGGCCACCTATTACAATCGCGGCGCGCCGGTGGGCCTTTCCAGCGGCTTCGCGGACCTGGACCGCATGACCGGCGGATTCCAGGCACCGCTCACGTATTACATCGGGGGGCGGCCGGCCATGGGGAAATCGTCCGTGCTGGTGGAAGTGGCGGAGTATCTGGGCATCCGGAACCTGGCGGAAAAAAATCCGATCGGGGTGTTCTCGGTGGAAATGACGGGCCGGCAGCTGGCGAAGAGGATCCTGTGCGATCGCGCGAGCATTAACCTGCAACGGCTGCGCGACGGTTTCCTGGCCAAGGACACCGTCCCGAAGCTGGAAGCGGAAGCGGCGAAGGTGGCCGCGGGGAACATCTGGATCGACGATACCGGCGGGCTTTCCATCTTCGAGTTTCGGGCCCGGGCGCGGCGCGGGGTGCTGAAGCACGGCTGGAAATTGATCATCATCGATTACCTGCAGCGGATGCGGTCCACCTCGAAGCGGGCGCAGTCTTCGCGCGAGCTGGAGATCAACGAGATCGCGTCGGGGATCAGCGAGACGGCGAAAGAATTGAACGTGCCGATCATCGTCCTGGTGCAATTGAACCGGGAGAGCGAGAAGCGCACGGACAAAATCCCGCAGCTCTCGGACCTGCGGGAGAGCGGGAGCATCGAGCAGGAGGCGCGCTTTGTAGGGCTGCTGCATCGGCCGGTTTATTACACGCTCACCGAATCGAGCAAGCGCCACGCGGCCCGGAAACACAAGATTTTCAAGACAGAGCTGGACCCGGTGACCAGCGAGGAGGTCCCGATGATCGGCGACGATGGCGAGCCCGAGCCGGACCTGGACGCGTTTGAGCAATACGCGGAGCTCCACGTGGTGAAGCAGAACGAAGGGCCGGTCGGGACGATCCGGCTGCGGTTCATCAAGGAGTTTGCGCGGCTCGAGGGTGTGACCACCAAGCTTTACTCGAATAATCCGGATGAACGGCAGGAGGACCTGCCATGAGCTCACCGATTCTGACCGAGCTTCGTGAAGCGGGCCGGATCGAACCGGAGTCCTGGGAGATGTGGCTGCAATATCGCCCGCGGTTTTATCAGCGGCCGCGTGAGCAGCAAAATCAATTTCGGTCGGGCACCTCACGGCCTGGACCTAACGACAGCAACCAAATGAAAGATACAAAACATGACTCTTAAAGCTCTCGAAAAACCCATCAAGGACCCGCCGCCGGCCACGAACGGAGCCGCGCAGGAGCAGATCATCGCCGGCCGGCCGGCGATGGGGAAATCGTCGGTCCCGGAAGCGGCGGAGTATCTGGGCAACGGGCCAAGCTCCCGGAATGTCCCGTTGAAACAGATCGTGCGGTCCCCGTTCAACCGGGAGATCGACACGAAATCGCCGGAGTTTGCGGAAATGGTGGACAGCGTCCGCCAGCATGGCGTGATCCAGCCCGGCGTTGGCCGGCCGCTCACGCTGGACCTGGAGGCGGCGAAACGCGGCGCGCCGACGATCGAGCTGGTAATCGGCGAGCGCCGCTGGCTGGCCAGCTCAGCCGCGGGCCTGGCAACGATGCCGCTCGTTATCCGGCAGCTCACGGACCTGGAAGCGATCGAGCTGCAGACGATCGAGAACGACAAGCGGAAGGACCTGAATCCGATCCAGGAGGCGGAGAAATATCAGCAGCTCCTGGAGCAATACGGCAAGGCGGGGATGAATAAGGAGGCCGCGATCGCGAAGCTTTGCCAGCGGCTGGGCCAGGGGAAATCCACGGTTTACGAGGCGCTGCGGCTGCTGGAGTTATCCGGGCCGGTGCAACTGGCAGTAAAAACCGGGGCGCTGCCCCCCTCACACGCGGGTTTGCTGGCGAAGTTGCCGGCGGAATTCCAGCCGAGCTACGCCAGAGGGCTCGCGCCCGGTAAAGCACTTTCGCCGAAAGAGGATGAGGAGCTGGAGCAGCTGGTCGGATATGTCGAGGCCCGCGATGAGGCCACGGGGCTGGTGCCGTTCCGCGAGGCGAAGGAAATCATCGATTCAGCGCTGGATGAGATCAAGAAGGCGGCAACCTACGAAAAAACCGCGGCAGAATTCCGGAAGAAAGGCGGCATTGCCCTGACCTTGGCTGTATCACGCGCCGCCAAGCAGGGGGAGTATGTCAGGCTGGAGGATTACTTGGACGATTTTTCCGGGTTCGTGCGAGAGGCGATAAAAGGCGTGAAGGAATTGCCGCAAATGATCATGCGGCCGCTCCGCCACGATCCGGCAAAAGCAGAAATGGTTTATCGCACGTCGGCGTTGCTGGCTTCTTTGAGTAAGGCCGGGGTTAAGCCGAAAAAGCAAGGCGGCGGCGGCTCTATGGAGGATTACCATCGGCGCGAGCGGGAGCGCCAGGCGCGGGAACGCATCGCCAAGGCGGCGTTGAAAGCCAGCATCGACCCGATCCGGTCCGCGGCAGGCAAGCGGAACGCAAAAATTCCGTGGCCGCTGTTCATTGTGGCCATGGCGGGCTGGACGGCCAGACAGATCTGCCAGCGGCGCGGTTGGAAAGCTAATTACAGCAACGCGGGCAAGGTGCTGGCGGACCATCTGGCGAAAATGCCGGAGAACCAGATGCCGGGCCTGGTGGCGGATATCCTGATCGAGAAGATCACCACCGCCCATACGGGGCGTTTCCAGCCGGAGTTTGTGGAGCTGGGGAAGTTCTATGGCGTGGATGTGAAGGAGATCACTAAAAAAGAGAGTGCCCGTCTGGCGCCGCCACCGGTGAAAAAGCCGGAGAAGGCCGCGAAGGGGAAAGTCCAGACGTCCGGAACCAGGCCGGCGAAGGCGAAGAAAACGCAGAAGGGCCTCACGGCCGCGGCCAGGCGGAAGCTGTCGGAAGCGATGAAGACGCGCTGGGCGGCGGGGCGCAAGGTGGCGGGGGTGAAGAAATGACTGCGCCCGGCTTTTATCCTCGCACTTCGGTGATGATGCCCGGGCCGCGGCCGGCCAGCTTCCGCCGGAGCCAGCTCGGCGGGCGCGCCCTGGTGGTGGTTCGCCCGGCGGAAGTAAACTGGATGGTCCGCCAGCTCACGGGGCGCGGCTGGCGCACCGCCACGGAACTGGGGGCGAAGAGCGGCGGGCAAAAGCGAAAGTTGAAGGCGATCGTGGAGGCCGCGGCGGGCGAGATCCTGCACTTTCGCGGTTCGCCGGGCTTTAAACTGATCCGCGAAGCGACCCGGCCGCAGATTTTGCGGGGGATCGCCACTCTCCGCAGTGAAGCGCGCACGCCACTGCGCCGCGCCCGCTGTTACCTCGGCTATTTGAAACGGCGGACCCGCCTGGTTACGCCGGAGCTATTTCCATCAACCAACAACGACAGCAACAGAAAGTAGATTATGAAAACGAAACTAAAAACCTACCGACAGGGCGATGTCCTGATCGAGCAGATCGCGAAACTTCCAGGGGCGCTCAAACGCCAGAAGCCGGAGAACGGCCGGATCATCCTCGCGCATGGCGAAGCGACCGGGCACCACCATTCCATCGGGATTGATTCGGCTGATTGGTGGAAGAATGCGGGCGGGGAGCAATTCCTGAGCGTCAGAACTGACGCGGCGGTGCAACACCAGGAACACGCTCCAATCATGTTGCCGCCCGGAAGCTACCGCGTGCGCCGGCAGCGGGAATATACCCCGGAAGCGATCCGGAACGTGGCTGACTAAACAGAGCTGACCCAAATGAAACGAATCGAGACTCTCAGCAGCGAACAAACCGCGCGATTTCCGGAATTCATCCAGCGATGGACGGACATTGGGCTTTCTACGGAGCCAGCAAACAGGCCGGAAGCGGAAAGGGGGGTGCGAATCGCGTATGAGCTGGCCGGCAAACCCCCTCCGGAAAAAATTATCTGGTGTGGCTCTCCGCTCAGCCAGGGTCTCACCCGCGCGATTATTTTCGGGCTGAAAGACGGAAGTATTAAGGTCTGGGCTTCGGTCAGGGCTTCGGTCGGGGATTCGGTCGGGGCTTCGGTCGGGGCTTCGGTCAGGGATTCGGTCAGGGATTCGGTCTGGGATTCGGTCAGGGATTCGGTCTGGGATTCGGTCAGGGCTTCGGTCAGGGATTCGGTCTGGGATTCGGTCGGGGATTCGGTCGGGGATTCGGTCTGGGATTCGGTCGGGGATTCGGTCAGGGCTTCGGTCAGGGATTCGGTCTGGGATTCGGTCTGGGCTTCGGTCGGGGATTCGGTCGGGGCTTCGGTCAGGGATTCGGTCTGGGCTTCGGTCAGGGATTCGGTCGGGGATTCGGTCGGGGATTCGGTCTGGGCTTCGGTCGGGGATTCGGTCGGGGATTCGGTCGGGGCTTCGGTCGGGGATTCGGGGTATGGCCAGCACGATGCAAGCTGGCTGGCGGTCTATGAATATTTCGCCGAGGCCGTGGGCCTCGGCGAGCAAACCCAAAAGTTGACCGGCCTCTGGCTCATTGCCAGAAATGCAGGCTGGTTTCTGCCTCACGAGAAAATTTGTTGGATCGCCGAGCGGCATAACATCCTGCGGCGAGACGATCGTGGCCGGCTGCATTGCGAAAACGGCCCCGCGCTTTCGTATCCGGACGGCTGGTCCATTTACGCCGTGCACGGCGTGCGAGTGCCGCCGCGCCTGATTGAACATCCGGAATTATTGACGGCCGCGGAGATCGAGAAGGAATCGAACACAGAGATTCGGCGGGTCATGATCGATCGATTCGGCCAGGAACGCTTTCTGGCGGAAGCGGGCGCGATCGAAGTGCACCGGGACGATTTTGGCGTGTTGTTCCGCAAGGAGCTGCCGGGGGATGAGCCGATCGTGATGGTGAAGGTGGTTAATTCGACAGCTGAGCCGGACGGAAGTTTCAAAGATTACTTTCTTCGTGTCCCGCCTCAGATCACGACCGCGCGGGAAGCGGTGGCCTGGACGTTCGATTTACCGGTGCACTCCTACGAGCTGGCGGAGCAAACCTGAATGAACACCGCCTCGCTTTGTGTGACCTGCCACGCGGAACCGGCCCGACCCGGGCAGCGGACGGGGAAGGCGTGTCACGCGGCCTACATGAAGCGGTGGCGCAAGGGGAAGGTGCTGGTTCCACGGGAAGCAATTTCACGTGAAACACTGATTGCCTGCAGCGCGCGCGGGAAGAAAGCACGGGCGCGGCTGGAGAGAAGCGGAGGAGGAGGGACCAGATGAGATCCCAGCTGCGCGTTCATTTGAAGTCAACGCCCGACCTGGAGCGGATTGCGGCGGGGCCGCTATTGCCGGTTGACCGGGAGGCGGTGGACCGGGAGCTGGAACAGCGGCGGCGATCGGCGGGCGCGGACTCGAAAGACCAAATCGGGTTGTTTGAAAAGGCGGGGAACGATCATGAGCAGGATCATGAGCATGATCATGAGCATGAGCAGGAGGGACAGACGACATGACGGGACTGGAACCGCATCCGCTTTTCACTTTGCCCACGAGGGAGCAGGCGCTGGCGATGGGGCCGGAGCGTTTCGAGGCGCTGATCAGCGAGCGCGCGAAGCGGATGGAGCTGGAGCGGGACGATCCGCTCAATAACGGCTATGAATCGCCGATCTGGCACCTGATCGATGACATGCTGTGCGAAGGAAAGCGCGTCTGCCTGATCGAACACCCGGATATTCTGCCGGCGGACCTGCGCAAGACGGGGTCGCCGCAGCTCGAGTTGATCGGCCGGCGTGAGATCCTGCTCCATGGGGCCAATGGCGCTTCGAAAACCGAGTATGCCGGCAAGAAAGTCGTGAAAGTGCTGCGCAGCGGCGACGCGAAGCGGACCTGGTCCTTCCACGAGACGGGGCCGGCGTCGATCGCGCGGCAACAGCCGATCATTTACAAATATTTGCCGCTGCGGATCCGGAGAATCGTGGAAGCGACCGGGCGCTACAAGCGTGGCGTGGTGGCGAACGTGTCTTACTCGCAGAAAAACGGGTTTACCGAGGACACTTTCGTGCTGGATAACGCTTCCCAGCATTTCTTCAAGAATTACGCCCAGGAAGACAAGACGGTGGAGGGCGACCAGCTGGATGCGGCCTGGCTGGACGAGCTGGCGCCGCTCAACCTGGTGAAAACCGTCCGGTTCCGCCTGGTGCGGCGAAAAGGGCTGCTGATTGTCACGTTTACCCCGATCAAGGGCTGGACGACGACGGTGCAGGAGTATCGACAGGGAGCAAAGAAGGTGCTGGAGGTGGATGCCGAGCTTTTGCCGATCAAAGACGCAAACGGCAAGCCGACCGGGCACCTGGAGAAGGTGCCGCGGATCGAGGTGGCCGGCCCCGGGACGGAGGGGAGCCTGAAGGCGAACATCGTTTACCTGCACAGCTCGGATAACCCGTATTTCGACAAGACGGAGCTGTTCGAGCTGCTCCGGGGAGCGCGGCGTCAGCTGATCCTGGAGCGAGCGTATGGGGTGGCGACGAAAGCGTTTGCGAACCAGTTCGCGAAGTTCAGCGAGCTGGTGCACGTGGTGGAACCGGACCGGATCCCAAAGGAAGGGACGAATTTCCACATCGTGGACCCGGTGGCAGGTCGGAATTGGTTCATGCTTTGGATGAGGATCGATCCGAACCCGATCGTGCGTCCGGACGGGACGGAAGCTTATCGCCGGTGGATTTACCGGGAATGGCCGTCGACGGATCACACGGGGCTATCGGCTTATATTCCGGGCATCGGCGATCCTGGAGCGTGGACGCTGCCGGGGAACTCGGCGGACGGGCAGCGCGGGCCGGCGCAGGATGCGTTTGGCTGGGGGTTGGACCGTTACAAAGTGGAAATTTTGCGGCTGGAAGGCCACAAGGCAATCGCGGCGGCGGAAGCGATGGGGCCGGAAAAAAAGCAGGCCGCGCCGGCGATGCTGCCGGGGGACCGGCCGGCGGTGCGGAAGAGCCCCTACCTGAATGCCGCGGCGGGGCCGGTGGTGACGAGCGGCGGGGAAGCGATCGCGGAGCGGCTGATGGATTCGCGCTACGGGGCGGCGCCGATGCAGGACAACGAGCGGACCACTACGCTGCTGGAGAAGATGCGCGACGAGCAGGGGATGGAATTCCTGCCGGCGAGCGGGAAAGATATCGGGGAAGGGGTGCAGATGATCAACGACGGGCTGGATTACGACGACCAGGTGCCGCTGGGGGATTATTCTCCGAGCCTGGCCCGGATCAACGCGCCGCTGCTGTATATCTCGCGCGAATGCCCAAACCTGATTTACGCACTGCGGGAATGGACGGGGAAGGATGGGCTGCACGGGGCGAGCAAGGACCCGGTGGATTGCCTGCGGTATGGGTTTGAGGCGGACCTGGCATATATCGGAGAAGATGCGTTTGCTTGGAAGGGCGGGATGAGATGATGAGCTCTGCGAATCCTCCTGCTCGTGCTCATGATCTTGCTCATGATCCACGTGCCTGCGTGAAGACAGGCCGGGAAATCGATCAGGAGCAGGATCAGGAGCAAGAGCATGAACGGAAAGGCCGAAGGGGATGAGCGAGCCGGCGCAGGAATTTCTGCGGAGGGGGGAAGTGATGGACTGGCTCACTTCGCCGGAGCTTGGTTTTAAGCGGGACGCGGTGAGGAGCATGATGGAGCTGGACATCATCAAAGGCGCGCCGCTGCCGGGATGGGTGAAGGCCACCGCGCCGGGAAAGAAGAAAAAGAGCGAGGGGAAAAACGGCCACACCGGCGCGAAGGGCGCGAGGAATTATCATCGGAAAAGCCAGATCAAGGCGGCACTAAATTTATGACATTACTGTGTTTGATAGGGTTGCACGATATTCGCTGCTCGCAGCGATACGTGCCAGAAAATCATTATGGGAAGATACTGGAAGAGGATCATTTCATAGCGAAGTGCGCACGATGCGGATGGGTAAAAGACGAAACACACAACCGATGGAACGGACATGACTTCGTGCCGATTCAGGAGTCTGAACCTAAGGACAGCTGACTCGATGACGACAGAAAATAGAATTTAAACCAAACAACCAACCCTGGCACCTGACGAATTATGACTACTGACAAAAGATTGAAGGACGCGGAGTTTAACCTGGAAGTGGGGACGGACACGCCGAATGTGCGGCTGATCCTGCGCGAGCTGGAGGACGCGCAGCAGCCGGCGAGCGATTACCTGGCCCGCAACCTGAAGGCGCACAACTCGTGGCATTCGCGCTGGCCGGGGCAGTGCATCGACGGGCGGAAACATCCGCTGGCCGGGGAGGAAGTGTTCCCGTGGCCGGGCGCGAGCGATTCGCGGCTCCGGAGCGTGAAACAACAGATCCGCGACCACGTGATGGTGGGCAAGGCGGGGGTGCGCGGGTGCCGGATCCAGGCGCAATCGGTGCGGCCGCTTGCGCCGGGGCACTCGCGGTTTTCGAACCAGGTGACGAAACTGCTCCAATGGCAGACGGGCACGCAGCTCCGGAATGAGCTGCAACGGGAGATCCCGCTGGCGCTGAGCTGGCGTTTCGGCTACGGCGCGGCGGCGCTGAGCGTGGGCTGGTGGCAGTGCAGGCGTCTGGAATACCACGAGCTCACCATCCCGATCCTGGCGGATATCGTGTCGGCCCAGACCGGGCTGCAGCCGGGGGAAGCGCTCTTCCAGGTGCAGGAAGGGCTGTCGAACCCGGCGCAATTCGAGCAAATGGCGCAGTATCTCCAGACGCTCTCGCTGATCGTGACGAAACGGCAGGCGCGCAAGGCGGTGGAAGATTTGCAGCAGCTCCGCACGACGAAGCTGCCGATTCCCTACACCTTTCAATCGCAGCCGCGGATCACGGCGCTGCGGCCGGGGGTGGACCTGCTCTTCCGCGATCTGACGGGGGATTTGCAGGCGGAACCGTGGATCGCGTGGAGGGAAATGGTGAGCGAGACGGACCTATACGATCTGATCGAGACGGATAATTACGATCCGCGGTTCGTAGAGGAAGCGGTGAGCCAGAAAGGGGAGCGGAACGACGATATCTGGCTGCTGCAAACGCTGGCGGAACGGGGCCTGTATGGCGATCATCTGGCGCGGCCGGCGTGGGTAAACGCCTACCAGAATTCGATCGAGCTGATCCATTTCTGGTATAAGGCGCATGTCAAAGGGGTGCCGATCGTTTTCCGGACGATCCTGAACCCGCGGGTGCTGGGGAGGGACCTGAAAAACCCGCTTTATGCGAGCCACGGGCCGCATCCCTACGATCACGGGCAATATCCGCTCGTCGCGATGCGGCACGAGAAGGAGGAGCGCGGGATCCTGAGCAGCCAGGGGATCGCGGAGCTGGCTTACACGTGGGAGCAGGAAGAGAAGATCCAGGCGGACGGGCTGGCGGATCGCACGGCGATCGCGCACCGGCCGCCGTTGATCGTGCCATATTCGAAGGTGCACGCGATCCAGGGCTCGCCGCTGCCGGGGGCGGTGCTGGGGGTGACGAGGCCGCAGGAGATCCAATGGATGCCGATCCCGCCGGGGGATGACACGCCGGTGCAGGTGCTGCAGGCGATCGCGCGGCGGGTGGAACGGTTCTTCCCGCTCTTCGGCGCGGAGCTGGACCCGGACCTGAAGAATATGTATCGGCAGGAGGTAGTGGACGGGCCGCTGCAGGAGATCGAGGCGGTGCTGGAAATGATGTTTCAGCTGGACCAGCAATATCTGCCGGAAGACGAGGTAGCGGACGTGGCAGGCGGGCTCCAGATGCCGTTCCACGTTTCGCGGAAAGAGATCCAGGGCGCGCATAATATCCGGGTGAAATTCGACGCGAAAACGATCGACGTTGAATATGTGAAGGAGAAGGTAGGGCTGATGGGGCTGCTGCTGCCGTTCAACCAGGGGGGCACGGCGAACATGAACGCGTTTTTCCGTTCGGCCATGGAGCTGGTAGATCCGGACATGGCGGACGATGTGATCGAGAACGACCAGGTGGCGACGGATCGGGAACGGCAGGATGAAAAGCAGGCGATCGCGCAAATGCTGGTGGGCCTGGAGCCCGATAAACCGGCGCAGGCGAATAACCAGCTCCGGCTGCAGGTGATCCAGGAAGCGCTGGCGATGCCCGGGATGAAAGAGAAAGTGACGGGGAACGAGGTGACCCAGGCGCTGTTCAAGAACCGGATCGCGTTTTTCATGAACCAGATCCAGCAATACCAGAAGAACCCGCAGATCGGGCGGGAAGTCAGCACGAAGACGTTTAGTAACGATGCGCCGTCGATGACGCAGTTGCCGGGATAGGGGGAATTCTCACACGAAGGAACACGGAGGAACACGAAGCATGACAATGCGGAAGCAGAGGGCCCCGCGCGGCGCGCCGCCGAGAGCGAGCGGTGCTAACATGGAAAATACTATGACTACTCAAAACGAAGATTCAAAACCGGGCGGCGGTGAACTGGAGCGACTGGTTAAGACTTTCCCGCGCGTGCCTACTCGCGAAGGAATAGGGAAATACGGTCGGTGGTGGTGGTTCTGTAACGACGAAACCATGAAGGACGTTCAGCCGGTGCTTGTGTGGCTAAATGATAAATACGATGAGAATAGTATTGTGGAATTTCGGCAACCGTGGCCAGCCGATCACAACCTCGAAAAGAATGAGAATGTGACGAACTGGGAAGCGAGTTTCCACGGCCCCTGCTTAATCGCAATGGATGTGGGTGAACTGGAGAAGTCTTCTGCAACCAGTGGTTAGTTTAGGATCGTTGTGACCTTCGTGGACTTTGTGAGAGGACTCTTCCGGCCGCGGATTGTCATCGTGCGGCCGGAGGAGATGAGCGAGAAGGCGATCGATGAGGCGCTGGCGGCGACGCCGGAGACGCACCCGCTTTACCGGGCGTTCATGCAGCTGATCGACCAGGCGGAAATGGATGCGCAGGAATCCGCCGGCCAGGATGTGAACCTGCCGAATTCCCTGGCGGGCCATGTGGTGGCCGCGCGCTATTTGCGGGAGTTACGGCGGGATATTGTCACGCGCCGGCAGCGGGCGAGGAAGAGCCAATCACCGGCCGGCAACAATCCAAGCTCCAAGATGCTATGAGTGAAGCTTCAATCTTGGATGTTTGTTGTGGCTCTCGAATGTTTTGGTTTGACCGTGGCGATCGGCGCGCGGTTTTTGTAGACAAGCGTCGGGAACGACACGACCTGACCGACCGGTCTAGTAAGGGTGGAAGCCGTTCGCTGGTAATCGATCCCGATATCCAGGCCGACTTCACCGCGCTGCCATTTCCGAACGAGAGATTTACGCTTGTGGTTTTCGATCCGCCGCACCTGATTCGTGCCGGACGCAAGGGATGGCTCGCAAAGAAATACGGCAAACTTGGAGATGATTGGCGGGACGAACTGCGCTGAGGTTTTCTGGAGTGCTTTCGCGTGCTCAAGCCAGCTGGCACGCTGATTTTTAAGTGGAATGAATATCAGGTGCCGGTAGCTCAAGTGCTGGCGCTTACACCAGCGGTGCCGCTGTTGGGTAATCGGCGGCCCAGAGAGACGAAGACACATTGGATCGTGTTCATGAAATGATTGACATCGCTGCTGGATCGTCAGTTGTCGAAGATCAGCTCCCGCCGTCCGATTACACTCCTATTCCGCTCGAGACGACGGACTGGGATGAAATGCACGAGGCGATGGCGGCGATCGAGCGGAAGCTGGCGTTTTATTAAGCGGGATTTCAGTGAGCTGAGGGAGAGGGAGAGGGAGAGGGAGAGCGGGGACGATCAGGAGCAGGATCAGGAGCAGGAGTTGTTGATGGGAGGGAGCTGATGAGGGGTTATTTCTGCGGTTTAGGGCGGTCTTCTGCGGTTTAGTGCGGTGTTGGGGGGCGAGTGGCTTGCCCCGCGCGAAAACGGGGAGCACAACGGCCTCCGTAATGAGGCGCTTCTTTACTTCGACCTATCGGCCGAGCCCGGCGGGCACGGCAACTGAAGTAATGCACACCACTTGGAGGGATATCCATGCTGTTACCTGAATCAGGCGCGGCCCCGGACGTTTCCGGAGCAAATAATGAGTCAACCGCTGCCGGCGGGCCAACGCCCGAAGTGCAAGAGCAGCAGCAACCCGAACATCAACCGGCCCCCGCCGATAAACAGACGCTGGCCAATAATAGCAGATTGGCGGCGATCCTGGAGGAGGAAGGGATCCCGGAGGATGAAGTAAAGGAATTGGTAAAACCGAAGGAAGAACCCAATGCCAAAGAAACCAAACCCAAAACACCCGCCAGTGATCGAGCACCCGAAGGGGCTGGAGCTGGTGACGCCACCGAAGGCGACGACGACAAACCGCAAGCCGAAGGCCAGAAACCGGAAAGCAAAGGCGGCGAAGAGCAAAAGCCGGGCGGCGTCGAGGAAGAAAAGCCGTTAAGCGACCAGGAGAAAAAAACCTGGCCGGCTGAAGCGGTCAACCGCATCCACAAAGCGACGCGGCAACGCGAAGCGGCCCGGACGGAAGCGAAACAATTGCGCGAGCAATTGCAAGCGGCCACGCGGGTAGTGCCGCCGGCATCGGCGGCGGATCCGCTGGCGGACGTGAGCTCGCCGCAGGAGCTGCAACGGGCGGTGACCGATTACGAAAACCTGCTCCAATTCGCGGAAACGAATCCGGACGGAGCGGTGGATGTGATCGTGGGCCACGACGCAAAAGGCCAGCCGATTACGCAGGATTTCTCCGCGAAGGAAATGGCGGAGATCCGGTCGAAGGCCGGGCGGATCCTGCGGCAGGCGGTGCCGGCGCGGGCCGGTTATCTGCGCGAGCAGCAGCAGCACGAAGCCATCGCGCGGCAGGTGACGCCAGCGATGTTCGATCCCGAAGCGCCGGAGCACAAGGAGTATCAGACGATTCTCCAGCATGTGCCGGAGCTGACCCGGATCCCGGGTTACCAGCGGTGGATCGGATGGGCGCTGATCGGCAAACAGGTGGAAGCGGACGCGCGCCAGGCGGCCGCGGAGAAGAACGGCGCGGCGGGGAAGGGGAATGGCAAAACGGCAGTGGCAAATCCCAAGGCGGCACCATTTCTGAGGACGCATGGACCGGTGGCACCAGGGGTGCCGGCGGCCCGGCTTTCGCGGGAAGATGCGGCGGAGAAGGGCTCGAAAGCCCGGGTGACTCAGGCCCAGGAGCGCGTGTTAGCGGGCGATGGCGAGGAGGCGGAGGTCGATTTGGTCGATTCGCTCCGGTCCGGCCAGTCCCGTGGCGTCCTGGTATGAACGCGGACGCAATTAACCAAGCAGGTGGCAAACGGCCCTCGTGGCCGTGGCTGCAACAACCAAGGAGGATAAATTTATGGCTGGACCCGGTGTAACGACTGCGGACCAGGTGGTCTTCGAGGATCTGTCGAAAGCGCACGAGGTTCTCGATCAACGGCAAGTGCCGTTTTACTCCCGCCTCAAGGCGGGAAAACGTCCGGAAGCGGGCTTGTTTGCCCAAGCGCTGGATAAGATGGGCAAGCGCCGCAAGGGCGGTGTGCCGGAGCGCCAGGATATCAAGGGCTTCGAGGGCGACAAGACGATCAAACTCTATGCCAGGACGGAGCGCTTCCAGCGCACCCCATCCGTTTCGGTGGAAGCGGAGGAGCTGAACCGCACTGCCGGGCTGGACGCGAACAAGGCCTACAACGGCCAGGTGACGAAGAAGATCAAGGAGAACAAGCGCGACATCGATTACTGGCTCCTGAGCGATCAGGAAAGCCAGGAAGACGATGGCATTACTGGCCAGCTCCTGCGCGGGCTCGGGATGCACATCAACGATGGGAGCAAGGGCGCGGCGACTTCGACGCGGCTGGATTCCAGCGGCGTCCCCACGCTTACCTTCACCGATACGCAGACGACGCCGCCCACCACGGTGCGGACGCCGGCGGCGCAGATCTACGCGGGCGCGCTCGCGGACTTCGATGAGGTGGCGGTGAACGCGATCATGCAAAACCGCTGGAGTTACGCGGGGAACATGACGGATTTCACCTTCTGGGTGGGCTCCGCGCTGAAGGGCCAGATCAGCACGAACTGGGGCCGCTACCAGGCGGATAAGCTCGGTTACCAGCCGATCGTGCGGACGGCGATCGCCGATATCGACAAGCGGAAGCTCGTCACCAGCGGCATCGACGTTTACGAGGGCGACTACGGGAACATGACCGTGGAGCTGGAACCCTGGATGCCGACGACGGGACGGGGCTACGGCTGCGAGATGGACCGCTTCGAAAAGCGGGTCCTTTTCCTGGCCCGGCACTCGGAGTTTGAGAACAAGGGCGGCGGGCGCCGGGGGTTGATCGATTCACTCCTGGGCGCGTGGTGGGACGATCCGCGGGCGTGCTTCAAGGTCGCGCCATCGGATGAAGTGGCGTCGGTGGTCGACTTCGACTTCTAGGCCTTAACCACAAAGAAAGGACACAACTTATTATGCGCAGACTAACACCGCTCCTCCTGGAGGAGCAGCAAGGCAGTAACGGCGGGTTTACCCACGGTGCCGTTCTTGACGCGGACGACCTCACGATGGCGACCAACAACACCGTGCAGGATATCACGATCGGCACGGTGCCCAAAGGCTGGATCATCAACAAGACGTTGATCCGGCTGGTTAACCCGTTCCAAAACACGGGGGACGCCGCATTCAATACCACGACTCTCATCCTGGGAGACGCGGGATCGAGCAACCGCTACATGGCCTCCGCGGAGCTAAACCTGAACGGGACGGAGATTACCTATCCCAAGGTGAACCTGACCGCTTACCAGGTGACGGCGGACACGGCGATCGTGGCGGAGTTCGGCAGCATGTCGGGCAAGAACCTGAACACGCTGAACAAGGGGGAAGTTCATATCTTCCTGCAGCTGATCGATACCACGACGCTGAGCCAGCTATCCGCGGCCCAGCCGATCCTGATCAAATAATCCCGACGGAAAGTAATAAACCGTTGAAACAGGCCGGCCTGCGCAAGCGGGCCGGCCTTTGGCGGCAGGAAGTCGGGATAAAACTTAAACCAAAAAGATCAGGAGCAGGATCAAGATCATGAGTAAGAAATTTTCTTTAATTATCGCGCTGGCATTAACGGCGCTGGCGATGCCGGCGCGGGCGGATACGAGCGGGGTTTATTCGAAAAAGGGAGTAGGGACGTTTGTCGGCGGCACGGCGAGCGACAAAGTGGGATTCCATGGCGTGGCTGGGGTGCAAAACCCGGCTACGGATACGGCGTTCAAATCCATGCAGGACCATGGCGGCATCGCGGCGGGCGCGGATTACTCCGTGCAACACAAAACGATCACGCTGAGCGCGGCGCAAATCATCGCGATGTATACCACGCCGGTGCAGCTGATCGCGGCGCCCGGCGCGGGGAAATCGATCGTGGTGGCAAAGGCGGCTTTTACCATCGTGCGAACGAGCACGGCGTTTACCGGCGGCGCGGCCGCGATCGTGCAATACGACAGCACGGCGAACGGCGGCGGGACTCAGGCCCTGGATTCGACGCTGGCTTCCACGGTGATCACGGGCGCGGCGGGAACGACGGTGAGCTTGCGCAATGGCGCGATCATCAGCGACCTGGCCAGCACGTCGATCCAGAACAAGGGGCTGTTCATCTCGAACGGCACCGCGGTCTTCGCCGCCGGCACCGGCACGGCCACGGTGGACGTCTGGTATTACGTTTACTGAGAGATTCTCCTGCTCCTGACCATGATCCTACTCCTGATCCTCCGGGAAAAGGTGGAAAGCATTCGAGCACGAGCACGATCATGAGCATGAGCACGATCGTCGAAGATGTAGCCATTTTGCCCGAGCGGGTGAAGCGGGAGCTGATCCGCGGGGAAAATGCGCGGGCGGAGTTTGCCATCCGGGCGCAGAACGCGCTGCAGGAGGCGATGATCGAGATGGGGCCGGTGCGGCACGTGGAGGGGATCGGGCGGAAGGTGGCCACGATCCACCCGGAGATGGCGGCGCGCATCCGGGTGCAGTATGGGGTGCGTTCGCTGCACGATCCGGATTTTCTCCGGTGTCTGCTGAAAGAAAACCCGTTCCTGCGGGTGCAGACGGTGCCGGCGCGGCTGACGGTGCGGGTGGATGGCTTGCGGGCGGATTCCAGACGCCCGGAGGAGAAGGGTAATCCGCAGATTTCGCAGATTACGCAGATGGGGCAAGGGGGAGGAAATGGTGCGCAGGGAGATCCTGCGTCGCCGCGCGGTTTGAGGAACCGCAGGGGATCGCCCGAGACAGCTTTCCCTCGATCCGGCCATGAAACACCCTCCCGGCCACATCTGCGGCAATCTGCGAAATCTGCGGATGGATTAGGAGCAAGATCAGGAGCAGGAGCAAGAGGGGGAAGGGAATGAGGGCGGTCAACTTCAGGGATACGGTGCTTTACGGGGTGGCGTATTTCATGGGTTACGATCCGAAGAAGGATCTGCTCACGCCGCAGCTGGAGAGCTGGACGAATTTCATCAACCGCTGGGTGTTGAAGCTGTGGGACCAGGCGGATTTCCCGGAGTGGACGGTGATCGAGCGCCGCATTCCGGATGTGAACCATGAAATCAGCTTCGACCAGACCAGCCAGACGCCGATCGGGAAGCTGCTGAAGGTTTACCTGCGCGATCCGCGCACGAACCGCGGACCGCTCGAGACGCCGTTCCGGCTCTCGGCGGAAGGGGTGCACGTGGGCTACGAGCACGGCACGTATGTGTGGCTGAAGTTTTCGATTCGCGCCCCGCAATTCAGCTCGACGCCGTGGAACAGCGGGACGGCCTATGCGGTGGGTGACCTGGCTTACGGGACGGCGAAGGGTGAAACCTACCGCGCGATCCAGGCCGCGACGAACCATGCGGTGACGGACGCGGCGTATTGGGCGCTGGTCCCGTTCCCGTTCCAGCTGGCGGAGCCGGTGATCCTGGGCGCGTATGCCGATGCGCTGCGCGATGAAGGCCAGACGGACAAGGGCGGCGCGGAAGAGCAACTGGCGGGCGCGGCGGTGAACCAGCGGGCCGGAGCGATGGCCACGAGCGAGCACGATGTTTTGAGCGATCAGGTGGCGACCGGCGGGAGGTATCGATGATCTTCTCCGCGAAGCGTTCTGCTCATGATCCTGATCCTGCTCCTGATCGATTCGGGGGAGGAAGAGAGATCATGAGCATGATCAGGAGCAGGAGCATGAGGGGGAGAGGGAAGTGAGGACCGTCACTTTCAAATCCGTGAGGGATGGAGTGTTGCGCCGGCTGGGGAAAGACCCGGACGCGGAGACGACCACGCAGGACGCGGTCCGCGCGGTGACGGAGCATATCCAGACCCGGCTGAATACGGCGTGGAATTTCTGGCCGTGGAAAGAATTGATGGTGACGGAGCAGCGTGCGTTCCGGCCGCTCTGGTTTGTGGACCGGGCCACGCCGGCGGGCACGGAAATCTATTACCAGCCGCTGGGATATTTCAAAGCGATCCTGGACGCGCCGGCGGCCACGGTGCCGACGAACGGGACTTACTTCGTGGCGATCCCGACGCCTTACTTTGGGAATATCCCCTTCGAGCAGACCGGCCAGCGCACGATCGGCCAGGTGTTCGCGGCTTTTAATGGCGACCCAGACATAAGTAATCCATACATATCCCGGCAGCTCGATTTCGAGCAGACGGAAAACGGGATTGCCGTGGGATATGCCGGCACAAGCACGGCCTGGATCACCTACCGGCTGCCGCCGCCGCAATTCACCAGCGTCCCGCACGCGGCGGGCAAAATTTATCGCGAAGGCGACGTGGTGTTCGATCCGGATCCGGCACACCAGGGGTTTGGCGAATGTTATGTGGCCCTGGTCGACGACCCGGAGAACAGCGCGGCCTCGCCCCGCTGGGAAAAGCAGATGTTCCCGGAAATGTTCGCCGATTACGTGAAGCTGGGCGCTTACTCGGATGCGCTGGGCGAGCTGGATAACGATCGCGCGGCCGATAAAGAGCAAACGGTGATGGCGGTGGCAAACCGCGCCGCCAGCCAGGCCGAAGAGATGCTGGCGAGCCTCTGCAACCGCCAGATCGAGCAGGGGCAGCGGGCCAGCTACCGGCTCTTCCAGCGCCGCGCGTGGCCCGCCTCGGAAATCTCGTGGCCGGGAGTGCTCCTCAATTCCATCGCATGAACGGCCTGGCCCTTACCCCGCAATTTTACGATCGCTTCGGCGTGGCCGAAGGGGACCGCGCTCCATCGATCATTAACCCGGCAAACTACGATACCATCCCGGACGCCCTGGCGGCGGTGACTTCTTCCGCCGGGGAAATTGTGTTCGGCGCCGGAACCTTTGTTTTGGACTTGCAGGCCATTTCCGAGCTGGACGGGTTAGTAATCCGCGGCGCGGGCGTCGGGCGCACGATCATCAAACGGGGGGCCACGCTGGCCTCCGCGATGTTTAACCTGAACGGGCTGAACCAGACGATCCGCGACCTGACGATCGACGGGAACGGCCTGCTGAACACGGCCGGCAATCAGTGTGAGTTGTCGCTCTTTGGCGATGGCCCGGGGACGCTAGTGCAAAACGTCGAAATCAGAAACGTCCGGAGCCGTGGGATCGACGTTTATAAGTCCGCGCGCATTCTCGATTGCATCGTCACCGGGCTGAGCAACGCCTCGATCCCCAGCATGGGGATCTGGATGGACGCGCCCAGTGTCCTGGATGTGAAGATCCGTGGCTGCCTTATTTCCGGGCACGGGATCAACGGCATTTACGCCGGCGGCCGGAAGATCCGGATTATCGGCAACACGATCCGGAGTAACCACTGGCAGACCACGCCCACCGGCGGCGGCCAGATCGATTTGCAATCCGATAACGCCGCCGTCGCGGACATCATCATTAGCGCGAACGACATTTCAGATGGGGGCGGCCTAGTGACGTGCGGGATCGAGATCGATGGCGGAAACGCGGTCATCTCCGGGAACCTCATTTCTGGAAATAAAGGGGGCGGGATCCTAGTCCAATCAACGGCGGTGCGCCCCTTAATCACTGGGAACGAGATTAAAAACAACGGCAACGGCGGCACCGAACCAGGGATTAGCGTCCCCGCGGGCGGGTCTTACTTCCAGATCGTGGGGAACCACGTTTACGACGACCAGGTTACCAAGACGCAAATGTATGGCATCAGCGTGCCAGTGGGGGCCAGCGATCATTACGTGATCGCAAACAATCTGTGCCACGGGAACGGCACCTCTCAGCTCTCCGATTTAGGGACTGGGTCGAACAAATCTGTCGCGAACAATGTGACAACCTAACTATGAAGAAATACCTAACGACTGCAAGGAAAGTGACCAGTGACCAGTGGCCAGTGATAAGAGTAATCTGCCTGGCTGCTATCTTCTGTCTTCTGACCCCTGTTCACGTTTTCGCCGATAACATCAATATCATCGATCACCAGCTTAAGACGAGCAAGCCGCTGCCGGTCAATGTGGTAAGCGCGGCGGCGGTGGCTGGTGCATCTACCGCGGCCAAACAGGACACCGGCAATACATCGCTGGCGTCGATTGACTCGAAAACTCCGACTTTAGTCGGCGGCCGCCAGCCAGTGGATGGATCGGGAGTTACCCAACCCGTGAGTGCCGCGGCGTTACCGTTGCCCACTGGAGCCGCCACTTCGGCTCTCCAGCCCGCTTTAGTTAGTGGCCGAACGCCAGTGGATGGATCGGGAGTTACCCAGCCCGTGAGTGCCGCGGCGTTACCGTTGCCCACTGGAGCCGCTAAGGCGGTCGGCACCCCGAACTACGCAAATGGACAGGTGACACTCTCCACTGCCGCCGGAACAGTGAAGGCATCGAACGCGACGCGCCGGTCCATTTCAATCACCAATCTGGATCCAGGGATCACTGTTTATATCGGCGGCGCCACAGTCACCAGCGCGAATGGAGAACGGCTCTTGCCCGGGCAGTCGAAAGTAATTAACGCGGTCGGACTTATCCAGGGGATCGCGGTATCCGGCACTCCAATTGTCTCTTACTGGGAGGAATATGATTAACAGATTTTTGCTGTCGTTAGGTATCGTTTTAACGCTCTTCGCTCCTGCATTAGCGGTGGGTCCCACGATACCAGGAGAAGTGCTTATTGCGAATAAGAAGACCGTGGCGCTCACCGGTAACTCCGTGGTTATTAGTGTTCCGGCTGGTTACACTAATTTGCGCGTGGTGTTGACCGGCAGATCAGATGCTGTTGTAGCCGCCCAGGGGGTGCTTATTACTTTTAACGCGATCGCCACCGGATATGACTACGATTTTATCGAGACCTCCGGCTCGAGCACGCCGACCTCAAATCTTACAACAGGCGCAACGGGCATTGGCGGGAGCGCTGTGCCTGGAACCACGGCTACAACGAATTACCCTGGCACGATTCAAATATTCGTGCCGAATTACTCGGGAACCACGTTTGCCAAGGGATTGTTGGCAAAGTGCGGGTTTTTAAATGGATCAACCACGGTGATCCGTGAGATCACCGGCACTTGCTCAAGCACGGCGGCAATCACTTCGATTAGTTTCACGCTTAACGGCGGCGGAAATTTTGTTTCTGGCAGCAGCGCCACCTTGATCGCGGAATGACCGTGATGGAAATACTACGCCAATTTCCCGCCATCTGGGCCACGCTCGGGCTGCTTGTCGGCGGCGGCGTGATGTTTTGGGTAACGAAGAAATTTGGCCCGATGCGGAACGACGCATTAAATGAGGTAATCGGGGCCTACAAGGAGCAGGTGAAGGCGCAGATAGCTCTATCGGCCACTCAGGCGGAACAGAACATGGCTACCCTCACGATGCAGAAGGACCATTGGGCCGAGGAACTGGCAAAGATGGAGAAGGAGCGAAACAATTACCGGAACGATCTGCACGCGGAGAGAGAGATTCATAACGCGGCCAAGCTAAAGGTGCAGGAACTGGAAATGCGGCCTTCGCTCGAGCTGGTGCAAACCGAGCAGCAATCCTTCTATCGGGACATGACTAACACTCTAAAAGGGATCGCGGAGTCGATGAAACTGCACGACGACAAATCGCAGGAACGTTTCGAGGAATTGATCATGAGCCTTCGAAAACCATCCTCGAAAAGGAAGGTGGCATGATCCTACTCGCTCTCACCGCCCAGGAATTTGGCACTAACGGCCGGGATTGGGTCGAAGCGATCAGCGGCGTGCTGGATGTGACGATCGCGAAGGTGGGCGTGCTGGGTCTCGCCATCATCGCGGTTTACCAGAATTTGAAATCGCGGGCGGAAATCAAGGAGCGGCTCGACCGGCAGGGAGAACGTATTGACCAGGTCGCGCTGGCCACCCCGCCCGCGGGCTCACTGACAGGGAAGCCCGCGGCTGAAAACATCTCGGCTGAAGCACAGCCAACAACTGCGACTTCGCACAGCGAAGTGGCTACAGAAGAAAGAACCTAACGACCAATGAAAATATACATAGCTCTTGCAATCATCTGCCTTCTCTCATTCCCGGCTTGTAGCACGACCAGGAACACGGATGGCACGTCAACTACTTCGTTCGACGCGAACAGCCCGGCGGCCCAGGCGGCAATCTCGGCGGCGACACAGATCGCCGTGAGCGCGGCTAACTCCGCCATCCAGAATTACCTGGGGCCGCAGAACAATAGTCATGCGCGACACGCAAAAGTGTCTCTCGCGGATCATCCCAAGCTCGCAGCCGCGGAACAGGCCGCGGAGAAATCTATTTCACGGGCGCAGCCGAAGCTCCCGAAAGCGACCGTGCACAAGATAACGGTGAAAGCATTTCAGGCGCGATTGCTGGAAGAAAACACCGCGTCCTTCCGGGACCCAGCGGAGTCAACGCCGTAACTGAAAGCAAGGCCATGCCAAAACACATTCTAGCCGCCGCGTTCAACCAGGGCGGGCAGTTCCCGACGATCGGCGTCGTCAATCTCGCGACTGTCCCGCTGGGTTGCGATTTCAATGCGCTGGTCGCGGCGCTCCAAAAGTTCCTCGACCAATTCTTCGTTCCGATCTGGGGTTATCCGGCAAAGCTCGTCATCTATCCCGACGTGAAATCCATCCCGGCCGATCAATGGCAATTCCTGTTCATCGACAATGCGGACACTGCCGGCGCGCTGGGCTACCATGACCTGACGAAAAATGGGCAGCCGGTCTCGAAGATTTTCGTCAAGACGACCATCGCCGATAAGCAGCTCGTCAGCGTAACGGCCTGCCACGAGCTGGCGGAGATGATGATCGACCCGGGCGCTCAACTTTGGGCGCAGAAACCGGACGGCAGCTTCGTCGCCTACGAAATGTCGGACCCGGTGGAGGAGCAGACGTTCGACATCGACGGGATCACGATGAGCAACTTCGTTTTGCCGTCCTACTTCGAATCGTGGAAGCATCCGAAGGGAACCAAGTTCGATTATCTCGGGAAGCTGACAAAACCTTACCAGATCGCGAAGGGCGGCTACCTGATCGTGGCGCAGGGCGGGAAAGTCACGGAAGTATTCGGCTCGGCCTCGAAGGCGAGACGGTTCGCCGGCGAGAATCGCGTGGGCCATCGCAGCGAGCATCGGAAACCGGACGGTGAAAGGATCCAATCGTGAAGCCCCTTCACAAAACGGTAACGATCTTGTTTACGATCGCGGCAGCAGCGCTCCTGATCTTTGTCGGCTCTTACCATGTCCAGTTCGATTGGGCATGGCGTGAGATCGCGGGCATCGATCTACCCGTTGCCGTCATTCTCGGATGGTTCGAACTGCTCACCGGGATCTTGTTCGTTCTCCTGGCTGTATGGCTGATTGCCGGCTGGCGCATGGGATTGAAAGCGGCTGGGATGATGATCGCGCTGGCGCTGTCTGCCTGTGGCGATTCTTCTTCAGAGGAAGCCGATTGTTACATCGGCTGCGGGCATCCCCAAAGGAACCTGAGCCAGACGGGCGTGGACGATGCGGGCATAGCGCTCCCGACCCGCGTTGAGTATGCGAAGGAACACAATTTACCGCCGCCGCGAGACCAATGATCCGCGCTATCCTCATCGTCATTGGCTGTCTGCTGCTGCAATCGTGCGATCCGCTGCGCGCCGGTCCGTTCTCGGAACATCTGTGCACGAATTGCGACGATAACGATGCCAGGCAACTGGCGAAGAGTCCTCACACGAAGGTCACAAAGGTCGCAACGGTAAGCGGGAGGAACCGATGAGCAAAATTTCTGATATTCAGGCGATCCTGGGGGTAACGGCAGATGGCGCATGGGGACCGAAATCGCAGGCGGCGCTCGACGCGGCAAAGGGAGAGGGGGCGGCTGACACAGCCGCCGCTACAGGGGCGGCGCCGGGAGCGACGGAGGACGGAGGCCTGGTCGATCCGCGGAGTGAGATCGCCATTGCCACTTTGCACCGCAAGGTGCAGCCGATCGCGCGCAAGCTGGTGAAGCTCGCGGCCGCGAATGGAATCGTGATCAAGATCACCTCCGGCACGCGGACTTATGCGGAGCAGGACAAGCTCTTCGCGCAAGGGGGCGTGACCCATGCGCGGGGTGGGCAATCGAACCATAATTTCGGCCTGGCTTTCGACCAGACGATTTTCGACGGGCCGCAACCGGTGTGGGAATCACCGCTTTATAAAAAGGTGGGCGCGCTGGGAGAAAGCGTGGGGTTGAGCTGGGGCGGCCGCTGGACCTCCATCGTGGACGAGCCTCACTTCGAACTTCGCCCTCCCTGGGCCGCGAGCATGAGCGAAGGGCAGATGCTGGCCGAGCTGCGGCGTCGGCACGATAACGGAATCGACGCATTTGCATAAGACTATGAGCGATCACGAGCACGATCACGAGCAGGAGCAGGAGGGGGAAACGGAATGAGGACGACACCTTCCGGGCGTCTGGACTCGGCTCTTTTACAGGATGGGGACGATGAATTTAAGGCGCTCGATATGAAGACGCACCGGGCGCTGCTCCCGCAGGGGACGCTGGCGCGGGCGTCGAATACCCGGCTGGTGGACCGGAGCGCGGCGACGCGGCCGGGCACGGTGCTGCCGGTGTTTGCGAATGTGATGATCGATTTTCTGGCGATCCGCGGCTCCGGCCTTTATTCGAACCCGAACGGGGAAGAGACGCTGCTGATCGCCGCCGATACCAGGGTGTGGCGGGTGCGGGACGGCTCAGCCCCGCTGCCGGTGGAGCTGCCGGCGGGCGAATCGACCGGCGGCCACGCGGAGTTCGTCCAGGCGTTTGACAAAGTGCTCCTGTTCCGCGGGCTCGATTACGCGCCGCTGGTGTGGGATGGCATCGCGCCGGAAGGTTTCGCGGCCATCGCGAAGAGCAAGGACGATCTGACCTACCTGGACGTGATCCCGAACGCGGTGACGGCGGAGATCGCGGGCAATCGCGCGCTGGTCCCGTTCGACAAGGACAAGGTGGCGGTCTCGGACATCCTGGATTACACGATCTACGATAAGGACCTGGCCTGGACCCGGCTGAATACCGGCACCTCGGATTCGCTGGTGCGGATTTTCCCTTATTCGCAGGCGAACGTGATTGTCTTCAAGGGCCAGTCGATCGCGCACTGGGCCAATTTTAACGATCCCGCCACGGTGGCGCTGCAGGACCTGGATCGCGGGATTGGATTGATCGGGCGCAAAACGCCGCAGATCGCCGGGGACGGCATTTTGTTCCTCTCGAATCCCAGCGGGGTGCGCCGAATCCGCTCGGTCAATGGAAAGCTGGAGGTGGATCCCATCCCGGTGAGCGATGCGATCGATCCAGTCATCCGCCGGATCAATTGGGCGGCCGCGGGCCAGGCGGTGAGCGCGATCGTGGGGAATTATTATTTCCTGGCGGTGCCGCTGGATGGCAGCCAGGTCAATAACGCGCTGCTGGTCTTGAACACGGTGGTGTGGAACGCCGCGCGCGGCCGGCTGGGCTACAGCGATGCGGACCAGATCCCATTGCCGGGCTGGGAAAGCGCTCCGGACCAATGGGCGGCCGCGTTCCAGATCGATAATCTGCTGGTCCACACTTACCTGGGGAAAAAGGCGCTTTACGCGATCGACCAGGCCGCGCCGGCGGTGTATGTGCTGAACGTCGACGGAGCCACCACCGATACCCTGAAGGATGGCGAGCACCAGATCACGACCATCGTGGAATCGCGCGGCTACGGCCGGGGCCAGGAAGGGCAGGGGAGCTGGAAGAATTTCCGGCGCGCGAGCGTTTCCGTAGCCACGCTGAACCCGAGCCTGAGCATAACGGCGATCACGGATGGAGTGAACGAGGAGCGGGCCCTGACGGCCGCCGCGATCACGCGGAACCGGACGAAATATTTCACGTGGGCCATGCCGGATTTTGTGACGTCGAACGTGAACGGCGATTTCCTCGCGCCGAAACGGGAGGATTACACCGTCTCACTGGCGGACGCACCGCTCACCATGGGGACGGGGATCGTGCCGGGCCTGAAACAGGAAAGCACCGAGCGCCTGCCCGTGGCGTTGCCGGGCCGGTGGCTTTCGATCCGGCTGACGAATGCGCAGGGGCAATGCGACGTGCGGGCGATGAGCGCGGTGGGATTGCCGGCGAGGGAAACAAGGAGGGCAGCATGACCGTTACTCCCGGGAAACAATTCGCGCCGAACGAGACGGTAGACCTGGCGAAATTGAACGCGCTGGGCGCGCCGACGATCGCGCTGGGCAACCTGGACGTGCTCGACGCCATGATCGCCTCGTTGAACTGGAGCAAGATCCTTTCCGGCGTGCTGTCGGGCACGAAGGTGCTGCAAATGTCCGGCGCGGGAGTGATTCTGCGCAGCGCGGGCTATACCAGGGATAACCAGACGTATACCGACGGCGTTTTTAATAGCTTGTCGCACACCCTGGCCTCGATCACCGCAAACTTCACCGTCGCGGATGTTGGCCGGGCGATCACGAGCGATTACTTTCCCAATGGCACCACGATCGCCAGCGTGACGGATGCGCAGCATGTGGAGCTTTCGAATTTCCCGACCGCTCTTGTCATCGGCGCGACGTTCCGGATCACGGGACGGCCGCGCGGCACTGGGTTTGCCCTGTATGGCGATGGGACGATGGAAGTAAATGAAGGCGCGTTCCGCGGCACGGTGCAGCTGCCCGGCTTCAACGTGGCCACGGACGGCACGGTGACGATCGGCAGCGGTCCCACAAAAATGGTGGCGCTGCCGAATGGGGATTTCATCTTCGGCATGGGCGGTGCGATCGTGGGGATCACGCACGATGGGAAACTCTTCGCGGGCGGGGCGGACTACGCTTCGGCGGTGTTCGTGGTGGAGCCGGCGGGGAATGTGATCGTGAAAAACACGGCGCAATCGCTGCACTCGATCAATATCGGCGCGATCGATGCGACGATGGCCGCGCCGGTGATCACGCCGGCGGGCGGCGCGTTCGACACGGCGGTGGATGTGTCGATCAATTGCGCCACGCAGGGCGCGAAGATTTATTACACGGTGGACGGCACCACGCCGGACAAGACGAAGACGCTTTACGCCGGCCCGGTGCACCTGACCACGGGGGTGACGCTGAAGGCGATCGCTTATAAGCTGGGCGAATATAGCGCGGTGACTTCGGTGGCGTTCACCACCAGCGCCACGGTGGTGTCGAACCCGGAATTCGCGCCGATCGCGGGCGATTACAGCCCCACGGACGGCAATTTGACGGTGGAATTGAGCGACATCACGCCGGGATCATCGATCCGCTACACCACGGACGGATCCACGCCGAGCTCGAGCGTGGGCACTCTCATTTCGCCGGCCAATAGCACCACGGGACCGATCGGAACTTTCGTGCTTACTACCGGCACGCGCACGGTGAAGGCGATCGCGTTCAAAGCAGCGCTGACCGATTCCGATGTGGTGACGGCGATTTATAATATCACCAATGGCGGCAACTCCGGCGGCGGCGGGGGCGGCGGCTGGGGCGGCGGCGGCCGGAACGAGCCTTAAAAATAGACGATAAAAATTTATGCCAATTCCATATCCTACCGGCCAAAACGCGCCGTTATTGCCGACGAATCCCGGCCCGGTCGAGCCGCCCATTCTCACGGGGGCAGGCGGCGGTTACCCGCCGGATGATGGCCGGCTGGACGCTTTCACGCTCGGGAACGGGACGATGCCTCAGCCGTGGCAGGGCCAGTGGGACCCGAGTTATTTCACCCAGATGGATCCAAACATGGGCTATCTCAATCCCAGCGTGCAGATCAGCGGTGCGCCGAATGAAAGCGGCGGGCTGCAGGGCAGCGGTGCGCCGTCGTCGACCGGGGAAAATATGTGGACGCGCACGCCGATCGGCGGGCTGAGCCACGGCATGGCCTCGCTCGGCCGCGGGACTTTCATG